TTTCAGGTCAAGCACCAAATCTACATATTTTTGAAGCTATCTCCTAAAAAGTAATGATTTATCGGAGTTATCCCAGAAAGTAGGTGGTGGCATGAAATGCGCAAAATTTGGAGTAGTTACAGCTAATACAACAGTTGATATAAGCGATTTGAATTTATCTTCCGCTGAAGATTATTGTGTTTTAGTGAATGGTGGTGCTTATGGCCAATCAACTGTTGGCGGCGTAACAGGGCAGCTCGATAATAAAACTGCAACTTCTTTTGACATTAAAGTAATTGGTGGAAAAGCTGTTTCATATCAAGTTATTACTTTTAGGTAATTATTTGATAAGCGAAACGATGTAATTTACTGCATTTTTGCCTTCTTGATTTCCACTTGATGCATCAAAATAAAGCTCATCGCCTACATTGAGCTCAACTTGCTCCATTTTATATTGAGTGTTACTTGTACTTAATAAAGTAGTTGTAGTGCCGTTTTGTTTTACTCTTACACGGCCATTAATAGAAATTCCAACATTTACAGTTCCTAGAGTGATGTTTACCTTACAAGCTTTAACTACTGTATATTTATAGTTTGTCAATCCATAGCTATCAGTCCATTGAGAACGCGTGAAATAAGTTTCTTCGCCAAGTAAGTTGATACTATATGAGAGCCATCCGTTCCAGGTTTTACTATTGAGTGCATATCCAATAATATTTCCAAGATCGCTTACCTGGCTAAAAGGGAAGAATGTATCAGCACCTTCAACTTTCTTGACATATCCATAATTACCGCTGCCATCTGTTCCGAATTTGAATTTGTCAGAAGTGCCGCCGTAATTATCCGATAAATCATTATTTAACTGCATAATTCCGCTAACTGTTGGAAGCAGCAAAGTGACGGTTGTAATATTCAAATCAACCTGCTTCACTCGGTAAAGCGAAATATAGACTTCATCAGCTCCGCCTCTGAAGGTATCTTCTGGAATTGTGTCCGTACCATTATCCATAAGCTCAACAAATGTTTCGCAACCTTGAGCGGATGTTTCATCTGTATAAAGACGATATCCAATGATGTAGTAGTTAGTTGTTCCCTGGGCTCCTGTTGGAATATCGAATTCATCAATCTCGTTTGCATTCAGCTGAACTCTTCGGCCTTCTTTCGAGATGATAACGCCATCCTGGACTCCGATTGTATTTGCATCAAGAAGCGAATAGGCAAATTGATTTCCGATTCCTGTGATTGCAGTTGTATCTCCGAAAATTGATCCAAACCAATCCGCATCTTCATCCGCATATATAGCTAGATTTCCATTTCCATTGATTAATTTTGCCATTACTCTTCTCCTTTTATTTTGTACTCATAAGAAATAACACCTTCCTTAATGGCGAAAACCTTGCTAATAACAGGGCTTTCGATAATAGTGCCATCTGGGAAAGTGCCTTTTACCAAATCACCAATATCCAATTCCATATCTTCAGGAGCTTCCATCTCAAGCATCTTGCAGCTTGCATTTTCCTTCAGATATTCTGTGCCATTTGCAATCAGATCATCTTCGCTTTCAGCACTTGCAAAATCAAAGAACTCTTGTCGCTCTTTGAACCCTGTATAATACTGAGTTTGCGATATTTGGCCCAATTGATTGATATAAAGATGAACAATCATTCTATTTTGAAGCTCTCCAGATCCGCCGCAAATTAGATGATTAATTCCCATCATATCTTGAGTAAATGCCATCGGAATGCCGTTATCTTCGTTAAATGTTCCACTCACAACAGTAGCAGCAACAGCTGATACTTCGACTTGAATCGGCTGGCCCGCTGCAACTTTTTGGCCAACAAGTTTCAAGCGATATCCATATGATTCAAGCATCAATTCGATGCCATCTAGCATATTGATATAAAGTGGAAATTGATAATTTGTAATAGTGCAGCCACTATCTTCAGAAGATACAACGAAGAAATCTCCGAGAACTCCATTCAGCAGATCTGCAATCACTGAATTAGCTTCGCCAGAAACAACTTTGTAATTTTCCCCAGCATCAGGCATTATGATCCATTTACTCAAAAGGCCGCGCCAGGTATATCCTTTTAAAGTGGTATAATCCTGGGCGGCCCTATCCTTTGTATATTCAATTAACCCACCGAACTCGGTTCCAGGAATGTAAAATCCCCCTGGATTAAGATCCTGAAGAGTTGCATTTGTCATTTCGAAATCATTAGTTGCTGAATCCGTTCTTCCGATTTCGATATCAATATCAACTTCCACCTCTCCGAGCTCATTTAAATTTGAATCGAGAATGATCAATTTGGCGCGCTCCTCTCCTGGAAGATTGTCAAATCAATTCCGAAATTTCTTGTGTAATTTAAAACCACGTTTCCACTTGGAATCTTCTTGAATAACAAGCTATTTGGAACGCGATAATTAAATACATTTGTTTCGCTGCCATTCGAGCTGATAACATAGCACTTTTTCGATGTAGGTGTTTGATCTCGCGAATCTATGATCATAACTTGGCCATATCTTAGCGGATAATCTACTTCGTAATTATGGCCCGCAATATTAAACTGTGCTTTGGTTGCTGGGCCATAAATAACCGCTTTGAAATCAGATTCAAGTGGCGAATCAACATCAATATATATTGCATTTCTTGCATATGGATAAGCATATTCGTACCCATAAACGAACTCCCTATCTTCAGGATATCCTTTTACATTTTCAGGCAAGCCTGAAGTTGAGGCTTCTGAAGGTCTAATGATGAGAGTCTGTTCCAAAATCCAAAATGGATAAGGCGCATAAAATGTTCCTGTGATTTCAGTCCAATTCTGGCCATCATCAACAGGAGCCGTATCATGAGAATTGAAGAAACAATCAATATATTGCTCATTCCAATAAATTCTTCCTGGAGTCTTTCTTGCAATATCACGCTCAGTTTGAAAGATAAAATTATCAATCTGAGTTTTTCTTTTCTCATAGCTGCCTTTAAACCTAAATGTGCAAGAAAACTGCTGCGCATCTTTAGTCCAGCGATTCAAAACTGTTCCATATTGCTTAGAAATTGTTTCAGGCTGCCAAGAAACATTATGGAAATCGGCCTTGTAAAGCTTTGCATAATCAAAATTTAAAAGATTAAATTCAACGCCTTCGCTTGATACATATTTAATATTAGCCATTGAAAGCAACCCCCATTCCTCTCATGCTTCTTGTGAACTCACGCTCTCCAATAGCAAGAGAAAGATTAGCATCTGAAGCTCCAGCTTTAACAGCTCCATATATTGCATCAAGATCCATTGGATTGGCTAAGATGGTAACATCCTGGGCCACATCATTAATGGCATCTTTAACAAGATATTTTGAAGCTTCGATTCCATCAGCATATTGCTGCATGAAGTGCTTTGGCCACTCTGGCATTTTGTGGAGAGGGCCAAGTTTTGGAACCGAGAATCCAAGGAAATCCTTGATTGATCCTGCTATATCAGAAACAGTTTGCTTCAATGATTCCCACTTAGCTTTCAATCCATCAATGAAGTTTTGTATCATATCTTTGCCCCATTGAAGAGCTGCATTTTTGATTTCGTTGAATTTCGATTTTATTCTCAATCCAAGCTGAGCTATATTTGTAACCACTCGATTAATTCCATTGGCAAGAATGCCTTTGATTTTTTCCCAGGCATTTCTTAGAATCTCTCCAATCTGATCCCAATCGCCACTAAAGATTGCTTTAATTACTGCCATAATCGTTTCAATGATTACTTTGATAATATTTATGTACGTTTCGATGATAATCTTGATATTTTCGATTCTTGTCGCAAATATATCGCCCAAAACGCCAAAATGATCACGGAAAAATTGAGTTATATTCTCAACTATTCCATTGAGCCATTCAGTAAAGATTTGCCATTTTTCAGTGAGCCAATCTGTGATAGTTCCCCAATTTTTAACGATTAAAATAATTGCTGCAATAGCAGCTGCAACTGCTGCTATAATTGGCAAAAATGGAGCCAGGGCTGCAATTACGCCGCCAATTGCAGGAAGAACTGTTCCCATCAATACTCCGCCAATAGTTGTAACTACGGAAATAATAGTTGGAATAATCGAAATGATTGTTCCTATATGCGAAATTACACCACCAATCAGCGAAATACCCCTTCCAACAATTGATAAAACAGGGCCAACGGCTGCAACGATGCCAGCAATCTTGATAATGTTTTCCTGCTGCTCTTCAGATAATCCATTCCAGGCTTCAGTTGCCTTCTCAATAGCAGCTGCAATTTTCTCCATGATTTTGGCAATCATTGGAGCTGCTGAATTGACAAAATCAGCTCCCAGAAGCTTTATTTTATTCATGTTGGTATCAAACTGATCAATTGGATCTAAAGTGGCATCGAATGTATTTGTAACTGAATCACCAAATCCAGCAATAGAATTGCTCGCCTCATCAAATGAAAGCCTTCCTTCCTGAACAGCTTTCGCAATTGCTGGGCCAGCTTTATTTCCGAATAATTCAAGTGCTGCTTGATATGCCTCTGTATCTGAAGAAGCATTAAGCATCTGATCCTGAAGCTCAGAAAGAGCCTGATCCATTGTTTTACCTTCACTTGTTGCGTTAGTAAAAGCTTTCTTTAATCCGCTCATTGCTGCGCTTGCATCAATACCATTTTTATCAAGAGTTGAAATAAATCCTGCAGCCGAATTGATATCAAAGCCCATCTCTTGCAATGAAGTTGCGTTTGCAAGAAGGCTCGATGATAGGCTATCCATGGAAATGCCTGTGTTCTGTCCTGCTTTGTTCATAATATCAAGCACTTCGCTCGCTTTTGATGCATCTAGTCCGAAAGCAGCCATTGCAGCTTGAACATTGTCAACAGATGATGAAACATCGGTTCCGTTCAACTTAGCAAACTCGATAAATTGAGTTGAAAGTGTTTCGAGCTCATCGCCTGTAACTCCAAATCTAGTATTTACTTCACCAACTGCATTTCCTACTTCATCAAAAGAAGCTGGAATTGATGTTGCGATATTATTTGCAATGCCTTCAAGCTCAGCCAGATCATCGCCTGTCGCTCCTGTTTTTGCGATGATTGTATCAAGTCCAGCATCTACTTCGCCAAAAGCCTTCACTGAAGCTGCGCCAAGAGCAACGATTGGAGCTGTGAGCTTTGTTGTTAAAGTATCGCCAAGCCCTGCAATTTTATCTCCTGCCGCTGTGACTTTGCTTCCAATTTCTTGAAATTCCGCACCTATTGCACCAGCAACACGACCATTAGATTCAAGCTCGCTTGTTGTTTTAGCAATAGCAGCCTGAAGATTTTCATATTGTGTTTTAAGTCTTATAACCTGAGTTGAATCTTCGCCATATTTTTCTGTTGTTTTTGCAATCTGCTCTTCAAGAAGCTTTGATTGATTTCTCTGTGCATCGAGCTGCTGCTGGAGTGCCTTTGATTCAGTGATGGATTTTTTAAAAGCGGAAACTCCACTTCCCATCTCAGCAGCAAGCCTCTTCACTTGAGCCTGATAAAGCTTTGTTTGAGCAGTTGCTTTGCTCATGTTTTCGGTATATTGAGGCGCGCCTTCTAATTCAATTTTTACTCCAATAGTAGCCATAGATTACTCCTTTATTTAAGAGCCAGAAATTCAAACATATCCATTTTCTTTTTAGGTGGCTTTTGTCTAACATTGCCATTTTCGATTGCTCTACAATTTATTAGATCAATAAACTCTCCCCATCTTGTATTGAGAGTTTCCTCGCGGCTCATGTTTAATTGATGGCCGAAGTAGATGAGCCAGGAATCATTGAGATAGATTCGTTCGCTGGAAGCTCCTCGGCCTCGTCTTTTTTTATTGGCTCAGTTTCAACTGAAACTTCCCCATCTATTTTGAAATCACTAAAAGCTTTTAGAGCAAGCTTTGAAAGCTCATCTTCAGTTAAGTTTTCAAGCATTTCCTCTGTAAGCTCAGTGCATTCATGTTCTGGATTCAAGAATTTTTCTTTGCGATCATATGCCTCATGCATAATCACAATTACTCTTTCAAGTGTATGTAATTGATTGTCTGTATCTTCTGTACTTAAAAGCTCTTCGAACTTTTGT